ACCAATCCTGTGCGTGCAGCACAGATGCAGTGTGATAAACATGTGGTTAAGATGATTCTGGAATCAGCGCAAATGCTATGCACAGCGCACCATGAGTACGGGAACCACGACGTACCGTACAAAGTAGCGCATAGGAATCACCCTAGCACTATTTGGGCGCGTAGTGGAGCCAAACAGTACAAGTGGCTTTACAGGCATTTTAAGGCTCTCTCAGACGAGTACACGCTAAGGTATGGAAAGGTACACCTAACTTGGCAAAAGTGCTCACAGGCTCTTTCTGAGCCGCCTATGGGCATTCCTGATATAGAGTGGTCAGATCCTCCCCAATGTATGCCTGACGAATGCAAAAGAGCTAGCAGTTTAGAAGGCTATCGGGTATACTACTTCCAATATAAACCACAGGTTATCGACATGCGATGGCCAGAGAACCGACAACCACCAATGGAGTTATTAGCAGCATGAGTACAACTTACCCAGACCTAGACGTTACGGATGACAATGAACCGGAGCAACTGAGCGAACACGAGCAACGGATTGTGGAGATTTTAGAATATGACGTTAACACAATGTCCATTTCCGAAGTAGTTGCCTATGCAATGACATACCTTGGCAATGTAATGAAGGAAATGCCTGAAGAAGTTATAACGGAGAGACACGACAGCATATTCAAAAGGGAGTTACACTAATGCGTTGTAAATCATGCGACAAACTAATGGAAGATTTTGAGTTGTCCAAAGATGATAAGATAAGAGGGGTTCCCGCTGATATGTGTAGCGGCTGTCTATATGTGTCTAATCTGGCCCTCTTAGGCTTAGACAGTGAAGAAGCAGGTTATATAGACGATACCGACTTAGATCATATTGTTCTAAGAGATGACCATTTTGAGTATTGATGTTTGTCTGAAACTATGCTACTGTTCTCTACAGATTCTTTAGGTTATGTTTAATAAATACTTTAAGCATATCCTTAAAGATTCTAAAGTAAACTTAAGTAACTATTGGAGTGAAAACTTATGGCAGTATTAACTGGCAAAGCCGCATTTGTTAACCTAACTGAAACTGAGCAATATCAAGGTCAGGATACAGGGCGATATACGCTGACTGTAACCCTAGACAACGATGCTGCACAGATGTTGTCAGCACAAGGCGTTAAGCTACGAGACTACGAAGGCGTGTCCCAGCGTAAGTTTAGCAGCAAGTACCCTGTCAAGGTCATTGATGCAGAGGATAACCCTTTCATTGGCCCAGTAACCAGAGGTTCTACAATACGTCTAAGCTACAAGACAGGCCCAGCACACCCAGTACACGGTACACCAACGTACCTAAATGCTGTACGTGTTGTTGAGCTTGCCGACGATGCGAGCATAGATGACGAGCTTTAAGGATTCACAATTCGTCAAGCACGAATCTTGTCCAAGGTGTCAGTCTTCTGATGCTTTGGCAAGGTACTCTGACGGTCACGCCCACTGCTTTGCGGTGGGTTGTGGCTACCGTGAGTCAAGCAAGGGTGAAGTTATGACGGAAGCAGCACCAGCGGTAACTATTAAGCGACCACTAGAGGTTGCCGGAGTAGTCGCTGACATACCTGACAGGCGTATATCCGCCAAGACTTGTCGCAAGTTTAACGTCACAGTTGAATACTCTAGCGACGGCAGCATAAGCAAGCACCACTACCCTTACTACTCTACTGACACTGATGATGTCAAAGGTAGCAAGGTCAGGTTGGTGCAAAACAAAAACTTCTTTGCAACGGGTACTCTACAGGGTACAGGCTTGTTTGGTCAGCAAACATGTAGGGGCAAAGGTAAATACATAACCATCACTGAAGGCGAGTTGGACGCTCTGTCTGTAAGTGAGATATTTGAAAACAAGTGGGACGTAGTGTCTCTACGCTCTGGTGCGTCATCCGCAGCCAAAGAAATTAAAGAGCAACTGGAGTGGCTTGAGGGCTATGAGAATGTTGTACTTTGTTTTGATGGTGACAAGGCAGGACAAGCCGCCATTGATGAAGTCAAGGACGTATTCAGTCCGGGCAAGCTAAAGATATGTAAGCTGCCCCTGAAGGACGCCAGTGAGATGCTTCAGAGTGGCAAGGTGCGTGAGTTTGTCTCTGCATGGTGGGATGCCAAACCGTATCAGCCTGATGGTATTGTATCGGGTAACGATACATGGGAAGCCATTACAGGCAAGATGAAGGTTAAGTCTATAGCGTACCCTTGGCAGGGACTAAACGACATGACCAAAGGTTTCAGACCATACGAGCTAGTGACCATCACCAGTGGCTCAGGAATGGGCAAGTCACAGATGATTAGGGAATTAGAATACTACTTCCTTAACGCTACTGAGGACAACATTGGAATCTTGGCCTTAGAGGAAGACGTAGCAAGGACTGCTCTAGGTATCATGTCAGTAGCCGCTGACTGTCCACTGCACCTAGAGGAAGACTTAGACGAGCAACTAGCATTCCCCTACTGGGAGGAAACGCTAGGAACTGGTCGATACTACCTCTTTGACCATTGGGGCAGCACCAGTGAGGATAACTTGCTCGCTAGAGTACGCTACATGGCAAAGGCTCTTGACTGCAAGTGGATTGTACTCGACCACTTGTCCATTGTAGTTTCCGCACAGGACAACGGGGACGAGCGTAAAGCCATTGATGGGATAATGACCAAGCTACGTGCATTGGTTCAAGAGACTGGTGTTGGTTTATTCTTGGTGTCTCACCTACGTAGGACACAAGGCAAGCCACATGAGGATGGTGGTAGGATTAGTCTTGGTGAGCTTCGGGGTTCACAGGCTATTGCACAATTATCCGACATGGTTATTGGCTTAGAACGTAACCAGCAGCATGAAGACCCTGAGATTAGAAACACTACCACAGTGCGTATACTCAAGAACCGCTATGCAGGTCTTACTGGTGCCGCTTGCTGGCTGAAGTACGATAACTTTACTGGTAGAATGTCAGAGACAAGCAAGCCAAAGGAGCATGATAATGACCTCTAGTCCTCTTTTCCTTGACATTGAGACAGACGGACTCAACCCCAGCACTATCTGGATGGCTGTAACGCGCCAAGATGGGCAGTCTCAGGTACACTATAGTGCAAATACGCTCTCAGACGCCCTACAAGGCGATTTCAGCGTGATTGGGCATAACCTAATAGGGTTTGACCTACCTGTACTAAAACGCCTGTGGGGGCTTTCTGTGGCTTCTGAGAGGATACAGGATACTTTGGTACTTTCTCGTCTTGCTAACCCTGCTCGTGAGGGTGGACATAGATTAGCTAATTGGGGTGATATTCTAGGGTATCCTAAAGGCGACCACAGTGATTGGTCATGCTACTCAAAGGAAATGGAAGAATACTGTATACGTGATGTTGAAGTTACGGAGAAGGCTTACAATAAACTTAGGATTGAGTTGCTAAGGTTTAGTAAGGAGTCCATTGAACTAGAGCATCAAGTACAGTGCATCGTACAGCAGCAGATACGCAACGGCTGGCTACTGGATATGCGCCATGCTACGGAGTTACTTGCTACACTGAAGGAGCGTAAAATGGCTCTGGAAGATGAAGTACAGCAGGTGTTCAAGCCTAAGTGGGTTGATGTTAAGGAAGTAACACCCAAGACCAAGAAGGACGGTAGCTTGTCCAAAGTTGGTCTTACTGATGATGAGTACGCAAAGATACAGGAGACAGGTGACAGGTCACCATTCATGCGTAAGCATCTAAAGCCATTCAATCTAGGTTCACGTAGACAGATAGGCGAGTACCTAAAAGACTTTGGGTGGGTTCCGAAAGTGTTTACACCTACTGAGCAGCCTGTAGTGGATGAGTCTATACTGTCCAAAGTCAAGGGCATACCACAGGCGCAACTGATAGCTGAGTACCTTATGGTGCAAAAGCGTGTTGCACAGGTAGACTCTTGGGTTGTAGCGGCTGATGAGGACACTGGCAGAGTGCATGGCTATGTCAATAGCAACGGTGCCGTAACTGGCAGGATGACACACTCTAAACCTAATGTGGCTCAAGTACCAGCTAGTCGCGCTCCCTATGGGGAAGCATGTAGAGCTTGCTGGACTGTGCCTAAAAATAAAGTGCTGGTTGGTTTTGACGCCAGTGGACTAGAGTTGCGTATGCTTGCGCATTACATGAACGACAAGGAGTACACTAATGAAATTCTCCACGGAGACATTCACACAGCAAATCAGCAGCTTGCAGGACTTGAATCGAGAGATCAGGCTAAAACTTTCATATATGCCTTCCTATACGGAGCAGGAGATGCAAAACTTGGAACGATTGTCGGGGGAAATGCGCGTACTGGCTCTGCGCTTAGAGCAAGATTCCTTGATGGTCTCCCAGCACTTAGGACTCTTACAGAAAGAGTGCAAAGAGACGCTGAGAAAGAAGTTCTCGAAGGACTAGACGGTAGGTTACTTCATGTCCGTAGCGCACACGCTGCCCTTAACACTTTGTTACAAGGTGCTGGTGCTATTGTTATGAAAAAAGCATTGACACTACTTGACGAATACGCTAGACTATGGAATCTTAACTATAGCTTTATAGGTAACATACATGATGAAGTCCAGTCGGAAGTCGCACCAGAGCAAGCAGACAAGTTTGGAAGACTCGCAGTCAGTTGTTTACAAGCAGCAGGAACTGCCCTTGAACTTAACTGTCCCCTTACAGGAGAGTACAAAGTGGGAAGAAGCTGGGCAGAAACACACTGAATTTAATAAAAGTCGTAAAGGAGATTTTTCTGAATACTATGCAGTCACTTGGCTATGGGATAAGGGGTATGAAGTATTCAGGAATGCAGGCTGCTCTGGGCCTATAGACCTAATTGCTTACCACCAAGAAACAGAAGAAATTGTTTTAATAGACGTTAAGACATTCTTTCAGGATAAGGAGTCTGGGATTTGGAATAGGGCTTCTGATGGTAGGACGAAACTTCAGAAGGAGTTAGGAGTTGTTTTACTCTGTTTCGACCCAAGCACACGCAAACTTAGATTTATTGAACATAGAGACACAGAATGAAAACAATACACACACTTGTTGATGACATCTATAGTCTAGTAAAGACTAAACGCCCTGAAAAGGGTGTGGACGCTGAAGCAGAGATTGAAAACTTTGGTGAAGCTGTCAAGGACTTAATGCGTAAAGAGTTTACCAACCGTGGTGGCTTTGATGCACGTAAGCTGCGTATGTCCAACGTTGGCAGAGACGATAGATACCTTTGGAACCACTACAATAACGTAGGGCCAAAGGAGCCAATGCAGCCCCATAACCTAGTCAAGTTTCTGTATGGTCACTTGATTGAGGAGATGCTGTTGCTACTGGTCAGACTATCAGGACACACAGTTAGCCATGAGCAAGCTCAAGCTGAAGTAGAAGGCATTGTGGGTAGTATGGACTGTAAGATTGATGGAGTTCTAACTGATGTCAAGTCAACAAGCAGCTACGGGTTTAAGAAGTTCAAGGACGCAACGCTGGCTTTTGATGATCCTTTTGGTTATATAGCGCAGATTAAAGGCTACGCTAAGTCTGAGGGTGACACACAGGTAGGTTGGCTTGCAATGGACAAGCAGAATGGACACCTAACTTATCTGAAGTATGACCTAGAGGACACTCAAGCGCCTGTGTACGAGGTTCTGAAGGAAGATATTGTAGATAGGATTATACACATCAAGGAGATGGTAGAGCAGCCAGAGCCGCCTGATTTTTGTAATGAACCTGTCCCTGATGGTAAGTCAGGCAACATGAAGCTGCCTATAGGCTGCTCTTACTGTCATTTCAAACATGCTTGCTATCCAGAGCTACGTACATTCCTGTATTCCACAGGCCCACGATACTTGACAGAGGTGGCAAATGAGCCAAAAGTCCAAGAGATTACGTAGAGACAGTATCTATAGATCAGGTCTTGAAGCATCTTTTGCAGCCATAGCTCCAAAACGTAAGTTTAATTATGAACCCTTTGATGTCCCTTACACTATGCACAGGAAGTACAAACCAGACTTCGTACATAAGCGCACAGGGATACTCTTGGAACTAAAGGGCTTCTTTAGGACAGGCGATACCATGAAGTACAAGTCTATTAGGGACTGCATAGACACAGAGCTAATCTTTGTGCTTTCAGACCCTAACAAGAAGCTACGCAAGGGCGCTAAAATGACTATGGGGCAATGGTGCGACAAGGAAGGCTTTAAGCACTACACATTAAATGAATTTGATAAGTTGATGAAATATGTTGACTCACAATAAATACAACTTGACAATGGATGAGATTAGGGAGAAGATATTGGACAGGTATGACCCTGATGATCTTATTGAATTTTTAGAACTGACTAGTCAAGAAATACTTGACAGGTTCGAGGACAAGCTGATTAACCGCTTAGAAATGTTTGAGGAAGAATTACAAGATGACACAAGACCAGACACAGAAGAAGAATATGAGTATTGATGACATAACCAAAGAGCAATGGGATACTCTCAGAGCTAAAGAAATAGGCAGAGACTCTAAGTTTCAAGTTCAGTGGCTTGATGATGAAGAAGAAGACGTACCAAATGAGCATCCTGTTTTTGGTAATCCTGTGGACATGGTTGAGTCTCCACCACACTATAACAATGGCAGTATAGAGTGTATAGAAGCTATAGAAGCTATGTTATCTAAGGACGAATACATTGGCTATCTCCGTGGAAATGCGTTAAAATATATGTGGCGGTTTAGATACAAAAGTAAACCCTTTGAAGACCTACGCAAAGCACGTTGGTACGAAGAAAGATTAATGAAGTTTTTGTTGGACAATCAAGATGCAGTATAAGACAGGCACCCAAGACTACCTTGGTATTACTATAGACTACGAAAGAGAAGCAGAGCTAAACGACTTCTCACTGAATACTCTGAAGGACAGGTACTTCTGGGAAGACGAGACACACGCACAGGAAGCCTTTGCTCGTGCATCGGTGTACAGTGCTACCTACCGTGGCGTCACTGACTTTGACCTAGCACAGCGCCTGTACGACTACGCCAGTAAAAGCTGGTTTATGTTCAGCACACCACTATTAAGTAACGGAGGAACTACTCGTGGTTTACCTATTAGCTGCTTTCTTAATTTTGTGCCTGATTCCAGAGGTGGTCTATCGTCTCACTATGATGAAAATATTTGGCTTACTTCCAGCGGAGGTGGGCTTGGTGGTTATTGGGGCGATGTTCGCAGTAACGGTGTATCTACTGCTAATGGGAGTCAATCAACTGGGAGTATTCCCTTTATGCACGTAGTTGATAGTCAAATGCTGGCTTTCAATCAAGGAGTGACAAGGAGAGGTGCTTATGCGGCGTATATGGACATCAATCATCCAGAGATTGAAGAATTTATTGCAATGCGAAAGACTACTGGTGGTGATCTCAATCGTAAGTGCCTTAACTTGCATAACGGTATCGTTTTATCTGATGAATACCTATATGCGGTAGAGCATGACTTACCTTGGCGTCTAATTGACCCTAAGTCTAAACAGGCAGTCAAAACTATCTCAGCTAGGGATTTGTGGTGGCAGCTAGTACACACCAGAGCAGAGACAGGTGAGCCGTACATTGTCAATACAGACCGCTGTAATGAGTACCTACCACAACAACAGAAGGACTTAGGACTTACTGTGCGACAGAGTAACTTATGCTCTGAGATTACATTGCCTACAAGTGAGGAACGTACAGCAGTTTGCTGCTTGTCTAGTGTTAATTTAGAATACTTTGATGAGTGGAAAGAAGAAGAAAACTTTATATCAGACCTAGTTACCATGTTAGACAACACACTGGAGCATTTCATTGGCAATGCAGTAGACGAGTATCCACACAAGCCTGTGGACACACTAGAGGAGTTTATGGGGTATGTGGGACAAGATAAAACAGGGTTTGCAAAAGCCGCTTACAGTGCATATAGAGAACGTGCGATTGGCCTTGGTGCAATGGGCTTTCATAGTTATCTTCAACGTAATGGACTCTCTTTCGAGGGAATGTACGCTGCCAGTTTTAACAACAGAGCCTTTAAGCACATCAAGGAAAGAGCTACAGAAGCTAGTCGTAGCTTGGCTGGATCTAGGGGTGAAGCTCCTGATATGGCTGGCAGTGGTCTTCGTAACTCACATCTACTTGCTATTGCTCCTAACGCCAGCAGCAGTATTATATGCGGTGGAACTAGTCCTAGTATTGAGCCAACGAGGGCTAACATATTTACGCACAAGACTTTGAGTGGCAGCTATCGTGTAAAGAACAAGTACCTAGAACAGTTACTTGAAAGCAAGGGTATAAACAATGAGAAAACATGGAAAGATATTTCTGCTGCTCAAGGGTCTGTTGAAGGGCTTACGGCGCTATCTGAAGAAGAAAAGAACACCTTTAAGACCGCACCTGAGATCAATCAGATATGGGTCATAGAACACGCCTACCAGCGTCAGCCCTATGTGTGTCAGTCTCAGTCAGTTAATACCTTCTTTGAGCCACCACCTTCCAATGCACCACAGGAGACACATGATGAATACCTAGAGTACGTCAACAACGTACATTGGGTCGGTGCTAATCTACTTAAATCTATGTATTACTATAGGACAACCGCCGCAAGAAATGCGGAGAATGTCAACGTAAAGATACCAAGGATTAATTTAGAAGACGGGGAGTGCCTAAGTTGTGAAGGGTAATGAAGTAGATAATTTCTATAAGGAGTTAGCGGATATGTCTTGGAATTATAGAGTAATAGAAACGCATTCCGGCTACGAGATACGCGAGGTGTACTACCGTAAAGGTGAGCCTGAAGCAACGACACAGGGGACTGCTGGGTGTTGGGGACAAAGTTTAGAGGAGCTTAAACAGGACTTGAAGCTAATTGCTGAAGCCTTAAATAAACCAGTTTTGAAGGAGGAGATTTTTGATGAGTAAGGACAAACATCCCATATACGACTGCTTGTATTATATATGGGAAGAAAACTTACTGACTTCCTATGAAGATTGGATTAAATACTATAAGGAACTAGAACATGAGCAACAGACTGTACAGCGCACTACGGGCCAGATACAAAGCACAGATAATTGAAGCTGAAGCTGACGCACTAAACTTCTTTGAGAACCCTGTAGCTGTCGCTGAGCATCCACACATGGTTGACACTATGGACATACTGATAACTAAGCTGTCGGAAGCTGAAGACAAACTAGAGACACTAGAACTTAACTTTGGAGAACACTACG